ATGCCCGTTATTGCCATTATCGCCATTGTTGTCATCGTCATCATTCTGAACAAAACCGGGGTGTCCGACAGTCTCGCGGCCCTGACCCTTGCCACTGTTGCCGCACTGCTGACGGGAGGTGGCGCAGCCGGTGCTGCCAGTGTCGCGCTGACACCGTTCGTCGGCGTGCCGGTGGGTATTTTCGTCGGCATTTATGTCTTTGCCAAAGTGGTACGTCTGATTTCAGGGAAAAAATAATGAAATGTAAAACACTACCTCTGCTGGCGATGGTTGCCACCACTCTGTTTCTGAGCGCCTGCGATGACAGGAGTGATGACCTGAAAGCTATCAGTAAATTTAAGGACCTCACGCCTCCGCGCTTCAGCGATGTGGTCAGTCGGCAGGATGATGTCAGCGAAGAATGGTCACAGGTTGGCTTTTCATCAGGTCTCACCCTGCAGGTCTTACGTACCCGTGAGTCGCCCGATGGCTGCGAGGGCGGTAGTTACTACTACCTCGTGGATATGCAGGAAAAAACCATCCAGCCGCTGATGAATGCGCTGTGTATTGCCGATAACATCAAACTGGAATACCAGGAGGTGACGGACCCGTATACCAAAGAAAAATACTTTGAGTACGCCCATGACGGCAAACTGATGGGGCAGCTACTGATACCCTCGAACCCTGACAATCAGGAATAAAACAACGACAAAGGAGACAAGAATGACAATACTTTCACTAAGTCGGTTTATGCTGGCGGGTGTACTGCTCGCGAGCTTTAATGCCTCTGCTATCCCGGGGTTCTGGCAGCAGGGTTACGGTCAGGGCAATACGGAATACAGCGTGACCGAAGCCAGCGGAAAGACGTTTACCATCAACTGCACAGGGAACCCGGACCAGAATGGTTTCTATCAGCATTCAGTCTTTCTTACCCTTGCCGATGACAAGATGGTCAGTTCGCACGATGACGACACTACTATCACCGTAGTGATGGATCACCAGCAGTACATTATTCCGTCCAGCCTGGGCTGGCGTAACGGCGATAACGCCTGGTTTGACTTCATCAGCAATATCTCTGAGGCCGGGCAGTTCGACGTCTACGTCAATGACCACAAAGCAGGGACCTTCACTGCGGACCGGAAGAACACTGAGAAAGTTCTGTCCACTCTCGGAGACTGCAGCAACGACTGATAGTAGTATCTTCCCCAGCAAATCCACCCCGACAGCTAGCAGGCTGCCGGGGTTTTCTTTTATCAGGAGCCCGAAAATGACCCAATCCGTGTTGCTGCCACCGGGGCCTTTCACCCGGAGACAAGCGCAAGCGGTCACTACCACGTACAGCAATATCACACTCGAAGACGACCAGGGCAGTCACTTCCGTCTGGTGGTTCGTGATACTGAAGGCCGGATGGTCTGGCGGGCATGGAACTTTGAGCCGGATGCCGGTGAAGGTCTTAACCGCTATATCCGCACCTCAGGCATCCGTACAGACACGGCCACCCGCTGATCGCGAAGCATTTACCCGCATTCACCTCCCCGAACACACTTTATATCCCCATACGCCAGCCATCGCCGCTGGCGTTTTTATTGACGGAGACATACCCATGACAACACAGACGCAGCACGACCTCGCACCCGCTAACCAACCCGAATTTGAACTGACCGTCACGCCGGTCCCCGATGAACAGCGTATCGATTTCTGGCCACAGTACTTTGGCGCTATCCCGCAGTGGCTACTCCTGGAGCCGCATATCTTCGCCTGGATGGACCGCTTCTGTGAGGGCTACAGCGGTGGTATCTGGTCGTTCTACACCCTCAGCAATGGCGGCGCATTTATGTCCCCCGAGCCTGACAACGATGAGACATGGCGTCTGTTTAACTGCCTGAACGGTAACGATGCCCAAATGAGTGCAGAAGCAGCAGGTATTGCTGTCTGCCTGATTGCGTATAGCCACCATGCCTGCCGTACAGAATGTGACGCGATGACCGCACACTATTACCGCCTGCGGGAGTATGCCATGCAACATCCAGAGGCTCACGCCATTCTGCGTATTATCGACTGACCGAAGGAGCAACAGATGAAACAGCTTTCCTTTTTACCCGGCGAGATGACGCCACAGGACCGGCGTCTCATTCAGCGGGCGCTCAGGGCTCTGGACCGCCACCTGCATGAGCCCGGCGTAGCCTTCACCTCTACCCACGCCGTACGTGAATGGCTGCGACTGCATATGGCCGCGCTTGAACGGGAAGAGTTCCGGGTGTTGTATCTGGACAACCAGAATCAGTTGATTGCCCATGAAACGCTCTTCACCGGCACGATTAACCGCACCGAGGTGCATCCCCGGGAGGTGGTCAAACGTGCTCTGCACTTCAACGCGGCGGCGGTGATACTCGCGCATAACCATCCTTCCGGCGAGACGACACCTAGCCAGGCCGACAAAACCCTCACGCAGCGACTGGTTCAGGTGCTTCAGCTGGTGGATATCCGTGTCCCTGACCATCTGATTGTCGGTGGCAGGCAAATCTATTCGTTCGCAGAACACGGTCTGCTTTGAGGTATTACATGAAAATTATCAGTAAACGCAGGGCAATGACGATATACCGCCAGCATCCTGAGTCCCGAATCTTTCGCTACTGCACCGGCAAATACCAGTGGCACGGTAGCGTCTGTCATTACACCGACAGGGACGTTCCGGATATCGCCGGAGTCCTCGCGGTATACGCCGAACGCCGCCAGGACCGCAATGGGCCCTATACCTGCCTGATGAGCATCACCCTGAACTGACAATAGTGGAGAACTGTAATGAGCAACCCTACCAGGGGCCTGCAGCGGGAGATTACACTGCGCCTGGGAGCCCGTCTGGTGCAGGAAGGCAACCGACTGCATTATCTGGCTGACCGGGCCAGCATCACCGGCAAGTTCAGTGACATCGAATGCCGGAAGCTGGATGAAACATTCCCGCACTTTATCCGCCAGATGGAATCGATGCTGACCACCGGTGAACTCAGCCCCCACCATGCCCACTGCGTTACCCTGTACCACAACGATTTAACCTGCGAAGCCGACACCCTTGGCAGTTGCGGCTACGTATACATCGCCATTTACCCCACTCAGCGTTAATTACCTACACGAGAGCAAACATGAAAACTTTACCTGCAACAACTCAGCGGGCGGTGAAGCCCTGCCTGTCACCCGTGGCTGTCTGGCAAATGTTACTGACACGTCTGCTGGAACAGCACTATGGTCTGACAATAAACGACACGCCATTCTGCAATGAGGCTGTGATTAAGGAACACATCGATGCCGGTATCACCCTAGCCGATGCCGTGAATTTTCTGGTAGAAAAATACGAGCTGGTTCGTATCGACAGGAAGGGATTTAGCTGGCAGGAACAATCTCCTTATCTCCGGGCTGCAGACATTCTGCGAGCGCGGCAGGCAACTGGCTTGTTGCGGCAAAGCCGTAACAACGTAGTACGATGAACATTGCGTACAACCTTCCCGATTTACATTTCTGAACTTCCTCCCTTGTTTACCTATTGCGTAATGCGCCTGCTACTACCCGGCAGGCGCGTTATCTTTTTACGGACAAACAATCATGCAACCAGAAGTTGAAGTATTAACCGATCATAATGAGCTAATTTGTTCGAGCTTTATTGAACACATTGCCAACACATTAAATTTAGGAGTGGTGTACAACTAAACCTGCAGCCAAGGATGTATAGTGAGCGAAGCCCTATCAGGCCTTTTTGGTCAGTAGATAAGATTGATCTTCGTTGATAGAATTTACTTACACCAGCTGTTACATTAAGATAATTTTTTGGTGGGAGAATGATAAGATCTTACGTAACAATTTGATTTTAATGGTGCCGATAATAGGAGTCGAACCTACGACCTTCGCATTACGAATCATAAGAATCCGCTTCTAATTCAAAGTATTACCCCATCAACACTGCGCTCACACGTCCCACCACATCAAAACATGTAAAGCCTTGCAAGCCATTGTGAGGCCTTATGTGTCTCAGTTTTGTCCCACTACGACCTGCACAGAAAATAAGAAAATAGCGGTGATATCAAACAGTACAGAAGTCTTTTTTCTTTCAAATGGAGAAACTGATTAACCCGTTTAATTGTACTCCTCATGGGTAATCAGCAGTCCTCAGAGTAATGGAATGGCAGAAAGGTTCGTGAAAACGATGAAGGAAGACTACATCGCGTTCATGCCGAAACCGAATATAAGAACGGCATTGCATAATCTTGCAGTGGCGATCGAACATTACAATGAAAACCATCCGCACAGTACGTTGGGTTATCGCTCTCCGCGAGAATATCGACGTCAGCGGGTAACGTTAACTTAAGATACACCCCCTGTCTGGAAATAAGGGGGCAAGAACAATGATTAGATTCCCTGGTGAGTAAGAATTTTACTTTCTGAACTCCTCTGAGAGTATTGACTTGGAGAAACACCAAAATAACGTCTAAATACATAAGTAAAGTATGAGACACTGGCATAACCACAGACCTTAGCTACTTTACTAATAGGATAACAACGAGTGCTGAGTAAATATTCAGCCATTTGCATCCTCTCATCAAGTAGGATCTTACTGAATGATACCCCCTCTTCTTTCAATTTCCTCTTTAGTAAACTTTCGCTGAGATATAATCTTGATGATATATCCTTAAGATGCCATGGTGCAGATAAATCCGTATGAATAATCGTTTTAACTTTAGCCCCTGTGCTTTTCAAACATCCAAACAGAAATACTCCAAATTGTTTTTCAGAAGAAAATGCAGAGAGACATGTAAAAGCAATAGACTCATCAAAAATTTCTATATATTCAGCACAGTGATTAGCCCAACTAATTAATCCTTTAATTAAACTGAAGTCAGCAAAGTTTATTTTTAAATAAGATGGATATTCCCTACAATCAGAAATATCCCTTAAGTTATTAGCTTTCAAATAGCGACTAATAAACTCAGCGCCAAAATCCGCCACTATCACTCTTTCAGGATATGTCAGGAAAAAATCTCTATAGCTAGAGTCGACAAGTACAGATAAACCTCTATCCAGAAACACACTCTCTTTTCCGAAATAAACATCAAAGGACTCCAAAATCAATATAACTGAACATGTAGTTGCCATATCATCCACCCAATTTAACTGAAACCAGGATGAAGTATATGCATATAAAGTTCACTTTGCCAAACTTCAGTATAAAAAACCACATAAAAAATAGGGTGTGATAAAAAATACCGTAAAAATAAAGTAAAGGATTATAAATTCCGTTACAGTTACAAATGATACTAAAGAAACAATTCCTTAGAAAACCTTATTTACAGCCAATAAGTAAGACACTTATATGATATCAAGTTTTCATAAAACATAACTAGGCTAAATAGCTGCGCCTAATACCGCTACACTTTTGCCAGCCCATGTTTGCCTCCGGGTATTGACCCCTTCTCTACGCAACTTCAGTTCCCACCACCAACTTTGCGGCAGCTTTGTAGGATCAATGTCTAAAAGAATAATGGTGACCGATAAGAAAACGACTGAATAACTGCAGATTTTCGCTCGAAACCTTCCTGTCAGATCCATAGCGAATCAAGTGCTGAATGTCACAGTATCGAACAGAAAACAGTGACGATCTAACCCTTCAAGAATATTCTACGATTGTTCTGTTTAGGAAAAGCAAGGCGGGAAGTCGGGAGATAAGTCATTGATAAAGTGGCGGAGAGAGGGGGATTTGCCCCCCCGGTAGAGTTGCCCCTACTCCGGTTTTCGAGACCGGTCCAATCATCAAACGAAACATAAAATTAATTCACATTATGAGGAAAAGTATCTTTTTGTACTTGTAAATTCAAAGGCTTAGCCTCATTTCCCCGATGGTTTTCTCAACACTACTGCTTGTGAGCCCTTGCAATGTTCATTAATATACGTCTCACAAATAATTCATAGATATTGCAAAATGGATATTACTGAGTTTCCTTCTGGAGTAATTGAACACCTTGGCTGGTATGTATACCGATTGATTGATCCGAGGGACGGAAGCACCTTCTATGTAGGGAAAGGCAAAGGTAACCGCGTATTTGCCCATATGCGCGGTGAAGTGGCAGCGACTGATGATGACGAGTTACTGAGCAACAAGCTAAAGCAAATTAGAGAAATAAGGTTAGCAGGACTTGAGGTTATCCATGTCATCCATCGACACGGAATGACTGATGAAAAGACGGCGTACGAAGTTGAAGCAGCACTTATTGATGCCTACCCTGGGTTAACGAATATCATGAATGGTGCTGGCAGCAATGAATTCGGCGCCGCGCATGTCAAAGAGTTGATAGCAACATATCAACCCGAAACCATAACATTTCATCATAAAGCATTAATGATTTCCGTTAACAGAAGTGCAAAGGATTCAGAGCTTTATGATGCGGTTCGATTTAGCTGGCGCATTAATGTCTCTCGCGCCAGCCAAGCAGAAGTCATTCTTGCTACTGTAAGGGGGATCGTTCGAGGGGTTTTCATTGCTGATAAATGGCTCAAATCAACACGTGAAAATTTCCCTACGATGAAATACTGGGACGAGGATCCGGACTTTGAGGCAACACAAAGTTCTCGCTATGGTTTTGAAGGTCGAGAAGCCCCACCTGAAATAGCAAATCTTTATCTTGGAAAAAAAATACCAGATGAATTAAGAAAAAAAGGAGCTATGTCCCCGGTCCGTTACTCACCTAATTTTTGAGTCTTTAAGTGATAAGCATAAACCGCAGCACGATCTTCTTGCATACGACGTGCTACGGTTTCATTTATCTCCGACCGGAAACTTCTTATACAGTGTCGATATACCAACATCATAGATGATCGCCACCTTTTGGCGAGGAACGCCTGATGCAATTAATCGCCCGGCCTGCGCCCATTGTTCTGGTGTAAGTTTGGGACGACGTCCACCAATTCGTCCCTGTGCGCGAGCAGCTTCCAGTCCAGCTTTTGTTCGTTCAACAATCAGTTCACGCTCCATTTCAGCCAGGGCACCCATCACATGAAAGAAAAAGCGTCCCATTGGTGTGCTGGTATCAATTGAATCCGTCAGACTACGAAAGTTGATGCCTCGTTCGCGCAACTCCTCCACCAGCACGACAAGATGCCGCATACTACGCCCCAGCCGATCCAGCTTCCAGACAACCAGAGTGTCACCTGCCGATAATGTCCTGAGCAGTTTTTTCAGTCCCGGCCTTTCGGACTTTGTGCCGCTTATCTTGTCTTCAAAAATCAGCTCGCATCCTGCACAGTTCAGCGCATTACGTTGTAGATCTGTGTTCTGATCATTTGTTGATACGCGTACATAGCCAATAAGCATGGTAGATCTCCCTGACAAAAGCAGGAATGATGCCATTTGCTCGTTATTTATGCATTTTTATAAACGTTGGTTTGGGAGAAGCGGCTAAAAGGAATGTAGGGACAGGGGCGAATCAGATACCTGATATGGGTAGCTTCACGCTTTCTGTTTCAGATACTGGATATCAAAAATTACCATCAGGTTTTATTCTTCAGTGGGGCTCAATCGGCGCTCCAGGCATTGCACAGGATGTAGTAACCCATTTCCCGATTGCATTTCCAAACAGATGTCTGCGTGTTTTGGTCTCACAAGACTATACACCAGGTAGCGGGGATGTTGGTTATATTGCCTGTGCAGGTTTTAGTCCCGACCCGGTTAAATTTATATCCAGAGCCAGTACTCCTGGCCTCGGCGCTTCATTTTTAGCGTTAGGCTGTTAATTTAGCTATATGGAGTGAAAAATGAATTACATATATTCCGCGACTACAAACTCTTTCTATCCGCTGGAGATGAAAGAGGATTACACTCAAGCTGACTCATGGCCAGATGATGCTGTTGAAGTTGATGAGCAAGTGTATATTGAGTTTTCCGGATTACCGCCGAAAGGAAAAATCCGTATCGCTGGAGAAAATGGTTTTCCTGCATGGTCTGAAATTCCACCACCAACACATGAGGAACAGATTGCTGCAGCCGAACTGGAAAAGCAGCAACTGATTAATCAGGCCAACGAATACATGAACAGTAAGCAATGGCCCGGTAAAGCCGCTATTGGTCGTCTGAATGGTGAGGAACTGGCGCAATATAATTTGTGGCTGGATTATCTGGATGCACTGGAGCTGGTTGATACTTCCGGTGCGCCAGATATTGAATGGCCTACGCCTCCGGCAGTTCAGGCCAGATGACATCCGGCGCGGTGCTGGTATCTGTTGCCGTCACCGCGTCAATGTAATCCAGCACAGCGTTAAGGCGGGTTGTTTCTGCCTGCGTCAGTTTACGTCCGGCCTGCAATTTCAGCTGAATCAGACTGATGGAGGCCATTGCAGTATCAATCAGCGACTGGCGCTGTGCTTCTGCTGCATCTACTGCTGCGCCGTGCTGTGCCTCGGTATCCGTCACCCATTTCTCACCATCCCATTTATCGTATGGGGTTAACGGGGCGATAGTGGTTGTATTATCAGGGTAATCACCCGGAGCTGTGATTTCTTTTGATTCCCCTGTTTCGGTGCTAAAAACGATTTCACCGCGATGGTCTGGCATATATTCCCATGATTTTAAATCTGCTGAACGGCAGATAGTATAACCAGCCTTATATGTACCAGGAGCATCTAAACAGGAATACGCCGGAATACCGACGCCGACAGCGAGATATTCAGTTGATGTAGAAATATATTCCCGCGTTTCTCCGTTGTAGTTGTAAACGGTAATAAAGCCAGCTTCCGTGGCAAATCCGTTTTCATCCAAAGTGATTTTTTTTGTGGTCATCATGATGCCCTTACAATGTAGTTAAATGCAATGTTACGTGGTCGGTTTTCTTCCGCAGTTGGTACAACTCTGGCGGCGGAAAAACCTACGTCATACCTATTACCGGGCGATGAGGTTGTTTGACCAGCGCCGCCTTCGTATACAGCATTAAATGGCCCTGTTACCCACTCGTCTGCTGTCCTCTGGCTTCCCGCAGTGGTCATAAGTCCCAAGAGCTTCCCTGATATGTCCCTTATAGCATCACCTTGTGCGGACAGCAGCGCTCGCCCTGAATCGACCCCACGCCCGTCATCCCAGCCACGAATAAACTCACCACGTAAATCTGGCAATTTATTTGTCGGATAAACTTTTGCCAGTTCCGGATACTCTTCGGCAGAAAAAGGTGCACCATTGCATTTCAGCCAGCCTGTTGGCGGAGTGGCTGAAGGCCACGGAACAGGCACGCCAACGGGTAATGCCGAACCTTCTCCCAAACCAAGGTTTTCGAGAGCCGTTGGTACTGTGCCGTCCGATTTGATATCACCAAACGGATTCTTGCGGCTTAACAGCAGCGCACGAAGCGCGGTAAGCAGCTGGTCGTGCCGCGCCTTCTCGAGACTGGCACCGGATGCCTCTACAACGCTGCAAAGCTCCTCCTGCAACATGTCAAAGTAGTCATCATCCAGATCGGTGGCAGGCGTGCCAGTCTGGGGGTTACCACGGGTAAAACCGTTTTTACCCGCGCCGAACTTATCCTTCTGCGCGGTTTTCGTGTCTATACGATGCATGGATTACTCCGGATATTTAAAAATTACGTAGGTATGCGACGGGCAGAGTTTGTTAAGCACGCACTCGACAACGGTGTCCCCCCAGATACGCAGTGCGGAATCACAGGGATCGCCACATGTCATCCAGGTGGTGTTGGTGGCGGCTGGCATGTTGACCTGCCAGTAATACCGCCATTCCGGCGCATTCACTGCATCAGTACAGGCCGATGAGCAGGTGAACGTGCTTTTATCGTATCGCGTGATGGTGGCGTCTGGTCTGCCCAGGGCAGCAAGCTGTGCAAGGTAAAAATCCTCATTGATGCCGCCCGCCAGATTAACCTTCGCATCCAGCCGTTGCTGACGCTGGCGAAGGGTCTGTGTCCCTGCGGGAATACATTCATCCGGCAGGCCGCACAGACGCTCCCAGCGATTTATCAGTTCGGTGGTGGTGCGCGGATCCAGCTCCCGCATCAGGGCATCTGCACGCAGATGAACGCGGGTTAATGACGGTGCTGCACCGGCAATCGCCGGATCGCTGGCTGACCACGCCGGACCAGGGGGCAGCAGTGCCGACAACAGACGGATGTAATCATCGTTTGTCACGTCCATGAAATCGTCCCCAGAACCGCCAGTTCATTTTTCGCAATGGTGATATTGTCCGCCGGGGCAAGCAACTGATGGCTGTATTCCCCGTTCGCACCGGAAATCGCTTCACTGATACGCGATACCTTCAGCTCTCCCTGCGGATAACCATCACGCAGCAGGAATGAACGCAACTCCGCGGTGATGGCAGCCCGTATTTCCGGTGTGTCCGGCGTCACGTGGATATGAAAATCCACTTTATGCGCCACCGGCCTGAACACATACAAATCAGAGCCTGCCACCGGGGCCAGTGGCCCGATATGTTGCCTTGCCGCCGTTTCCGTTGATTCTTCCGGAATGGGATTAATCAGGTCACTGCTGGCAATCATCACACCGACAGTTCCCGTTCCCATCCAGTGACGGTATGTCCATGCGCGGGTAATGCCGGGCACTTCTTTAGCCCAGACGACATAGTCCCCGTCAGCCCCGCCCTGCGGCGTCCAGTAATACCGCTCAATGACGCGGGCGCGCCACGTTTCCAGATCTTCAGTATCGAATCCGCCAGTCAGGGTATCTGCCACACCGGAAGACGGCAGACCATTCACCGGCGTGACCAGGATTAATGCCATACCGTCGTCAGCGTTACCGACCGCGCCTGCAGTTGAGCAGGCGATCGGCACGCGCAGGACACCACCGGAGCTGGTTGCATCAGAAGTTGCCGTGTACTGAACCAGGTCATCGCGCTGAATAACACTCCCGGCGGTCACCTTCAGGCCATCGCTGACACCTTCCCAGCGCATATACCCGCTGGCAGACGTGGCCCCCTTGCGCGGACACCGTTTCATCGCAGCATGTCGCGCCAGCCAGGACACATCGCACAGGTCAGGCAGCATGTTCATTGCCAGATAATCGATGTAACCGTAAACCGTATGCAGCGCCGCCGCATACACCTTTGCCCGCACGTCTTCATCCATGCGCCGGAGCGTGTCGCTGACGTCCAGCCTGGCGAATAAATCGTTACGGAGCATACTGATATTTTCTGCCAGCGTCGGGCGCTGAAATTCACTGTCCGCCATGCGTTATCGCACTCCACAGATCATCAAAAGAAATCATTACCGGTCCGTCACGACGCCAGAGAGTGATACTGTTACCCAGTTCATTAATCCCGGTGCGGCGGATATCCAGATCAATACGGGACACCACGCCGTCATCAATCATCCATTGCAGGCATTCGCGGATATACCCCCTTACCGTCTGCACCAGCTGATTGGTCAGTTTGCTGCGCTGAAGCAGCCACAGTCGGGAGCCGTAACGGTCATTCTGTACCGCAGGCCAGGTATCCCCCCACCATCCCATCGGGACGCCGGCGTTGTCATCAGGCTCCGCCCGCCGCCAGGTAAACAGGGAAATCACCACGGCGCGGGTCAGCGGATCCAGCGGTGCGCTGGCGCAGGTGCGTTTACCGTTCACCGTCAGCCACAGTTCCATCATGCCTCCATCGCTTTATCAGGTTTGTCGGTGTTACTGCCCTGACCGTTCTCTCTGTGACGATGCCCGTTATAGGCAAGCCGCATCGCTGACATGGTGGTGCCGGTGGAGTCGCACAGGTCTTTCACCTGTCCGGTCACTTCCAGGTCCATTTCAAAACGTGCTTTAGGTGAATTGCGAAACGTGATCGTTTTACCTGCACCGTCCACCACGATCCCCTCCCGGGTCAGCGTCACGGACTGCCCCTGATCGTCATAGACCGCCACCTCACCCGTCTGCAGCCCTTTCAGGCGGTAGCGCCGGTCCGACACCGTAACAACCACCGCATGAGAACGGTCGCCATCCGGAAACAACACCACCGCTTCCGCACCGCTGTTTGCCCTTGCGGTAAAACCGTAGGGTTCAAGATGTTCAACCCCGGCTTTGGGTTCACCGGCAATCAGGGACACATCCACGGTCTGACATTTCGTGGCGGCACTGATGCTTTTCACCACTGCCCGCCCAATCAGGCCGAGAAGTTGTCGCTGCATGGCTTCAATCGTCCTCATCAGAACGGGTCCTCCTGTACTCTGGCTTTTTTCTTTTTCCGCGCGCCGGGGGCTTCGGGTTCAGGCAGATAAGCATCAGGTGGGCCGACACGGATTTCCGTCAGGGTGCCGTTCTGGTCCTGAGTAAACGTGACTTCCGAGACAAGCAGTTCGGTATTGTCGAAACCACAGACCGGATCGAAGACAATCACCCGCTGGTTGGGCTGCCACAGCGTACCGTTACCCTGTCGCCAGCCCTGCACCACATAGGTGGTTTCATCCGTCCGCGCCGCCCGTTGTCGGGCTTCAAAGTCCGCACGGGCAATACAACCTGCCCCCGTAGCCTGCCCTGTCTGCCTGATATACATCGGACGGTAACGGGCAATAAATGCGTCCTCTGTGCGGGCCCGCAGCGCGGTGGTGGTGGCCTCACCGAAATCATCGTCGTTCCCGGCACGCTGCCCCGCCACCTGGTAAACAGAAAATCGCTCCCGGATACTCTTCTCCGTATCGCAGGAAAGGATGTTTTCCCCGAGTACCAGCGCGGTATGTGCCCGCGTTGAGCCAATACCGCCAATCACCAGCCTGCCGTGCGGGTCGTCGTAAGCCAGTGCCTGCTGCTGACCGAGTATTTTGTTGATTACCTCAATCACCGTTTCACCGTGATCAGGCTGAACATCAGGAATAACACCCGACGGCGCACCGCTGTTCACCACCTCAATGCCGAAAGGCGCAGCAAGCGCCTGCGCAATCTGCACCAGCGAGCGTCCGTTAAACTGTGTCGGTTCGGCTGCACAGTCAATCAGGTCAGCCGTCAGACTACGTCCGGCAATACCGGTGCTGACCGAACGGGCATCGTAACGAACGGGAGTCGCCTCCACCCAGCCGGTGATCACCAGCTCATCACCAATCAGCACTTCCACTTTTGAACCGTTTCTAATGCGCGGCTGAAGCGTGGTGATACCCTCATCTCCCGGCCACTGGCGAGTGATCTCCACACTGAAATCCCGCGCCAGCCGTTCAACACCGGCACCGATGCGCACCGATGTCCAGCCATTCCACTCCCGGCCATTTACCCGTAGCGTGACATTGTCGTTCATTGCACTGGCACCTTCAGAGGGATCACCGGCACAAAGCCGGGATGCGTAATGGCATTACGCCGGATAATGTCCGCGTCACGCGCCGCGTTATCAAACCAGGTCGCCGCCAGCACCAGCGCGGGTAAAACCTCATCCGGTGTGCGCTGAATGATCCGTGCAGACTGTTCAAGGCGCGTGTTGATATCCGCATTCAGATCTGCTTTCACCCGGCGCAGCGCCAGAAACAGCGCATCGCTGGTTGTACGGGACAACTCCTTATCAATTGCCGTATTCAGTGTGTCGCGAATGTCAGTCAGTTCTTCCCACGTCGGCAGGTCAACCGTGTTTTTCACCGCCGGTGCATTGTTCAGTGCCGGATGCGTGACGGAAGGCCAGCCAGTGCTCTGCGCGGGTGTTGTTGCCTGCCCCACTGCGGAATTCTGCATCACCGCGGAAGTTGTTGGCGCAGGCAATCGGGTGACGGCATACGCCGCTTCGCTGATTGCGGTCGTACGAAGGGTGCTGGCAACCACGTTACGCTGCTGCGTCGCCGTGGCGGTGGTTTTACTGTCCGTTTTCCAGACGCCGCGCGGTTGCAGATCGCTGCCGAGGCTGACACCGGAAAGCGTTTTGATCATGGTGACCAGGTCGCTGGCGTTACCATAAAGGCGCTTCCCGGTACGCCACATTTTCTGCACCTGCTCAACGAAATTTTTGCCTGACGATGGCGGCGGCAGAAGTACCGAGATATCCCCCTGCAACAGTCTGGCGGCATCCGATACGGCAGAATCCACCACTTTCATCGCATCAGAAACATACCCAAGCATTGTGCTGGCATTACCGACGACGTCGTTCTGCACAAAATCCGCCACGCCATCGATACTGAAACCACTGAAACTGTCACTGATGCAGTCATCCAGTGCAGAACAGGATGACATCAGCGTCTGCGCCGTCGCCGCACCTGATGTGGGGTAAGAGAGTTCTCCTGCTTCGACAAACTTCAGGTCAAAGCGGACAATACGCCCTTCACTTTTCGATGTGCTGACCCGAACTTCCCCGTCAACACAGACTTTCAGCTCACCATATGTCGGGTGGACAAGCTTGCCGGGACCGGGTTTATTCAGCGCTTCAATCAGGCGATCGCGCTGGTCAAAGCAGTCATCTCCCACCACATAAGCTGTGATGGACGGGCGGAAAGTGACTTTTCCCAGATCTTCGGTATAGGGCTTGTCGCGGTTCGGGTATTCATGTGTTTCCACACGGCGACCGGTTCCCGCACTTTCTTCTTCAACCTTAAACGGCACGCCGCGAAATGACGCGTCCTGAAGTCTGTCACGCCAGCCTGAAGACGACGAAAGTAATGAAGGTCGGGTGGGAAATGAGGATAAATCCATAGACTGACCTCAAAAAGGACTGCGTTATCGTGGAAAACGAAAAGGGGAATACCCCACATCGTGCGTGATTTTCATCAGGGGATCGGCTTTGCCCGGTACATCAATTATCTTCATACCTGGCGGAGCATTCTCGAACGTGACTTTCAGCTCGCTGTGCTGTGTCATGGAAGAAGATGGATTCAACAGCGGAACATTGGGTTTGTACTGACTCAGGCTGGCCTGATACTGCTCGTACTCTTTACGATCAAAAAAAGGCGTCCAGTCTGAAGCCAGAAACAGCCCTTTATTATCCAGCCAGTTAACCGTATCTTCAGGAACAACACTTTCCAGAGTATCTTTAACCGGCTCATACATCAGGGTTCCCAGAAAACCATATACCCCGGCCTTCCCGATAAAGCCGCGGCCTTTCCCCATCAATCCCGTTTCTGCCGATACCTTCCCCAGCGTACGCATCTCTCTGGTCACTGCGGTAATGGATTTGGTAACGTCAGCAACCCATTTGGTTGCCATAAACAGGGCAATCGCTTTCAGAACAGTTTCCCATCCCCCCATCGCCTGCGCCGTTTCATCCACCACGTGCCAGACTTTTTTTATGACAGGACCTACGGTTTCCCAGTTATCAATAATGAGGTAAGCGCCACCAACCAGAAGAGCAATCAGCCCCTTAGCAGGCGTCATATTCATCACACCGCCGAGAACTTTCATAATTCTGGACAAAGAGCCTGCAGCGGCTCCCACCGTCAGTAAGGCCAGACCGATTTTAGCAATGGTCTTAACGAGCTCCGGGTTTTCACGGACAAACGTTCTCACTTCCTCAAGGAGCGGTTTTACCGCTTCAAGACCATCATTAACCTCAGGAAGAAACGTTTCCCCCAGCGTGGAAGAAATGGCATCAAGTTGATTTTGCAGAAGTAAAAGCTGGTTTTCCGTCGTCGCTGCCCTCGAAGCATATTCCTTCTGCATCGAACTGCCATACTGCTGGGAATCCGCAACCCGCCTGAAGTTGGTACGCAACAAATCAAGGTTAGTCAGCAGAGGTGCTATCGCGCCCAGAGACTCTTTCCCGAACAGGGCATTCAGCACAGCTGCCTGTTTTTCTTTGGGCACTTTAGCCATCGCATCCAGTACAGACAGCATGGTTCCCCGGGCATCTTTCTGCATATCAGCAGCTAATTTCTTCGGATTGATCCGCAGAAAACGTAATGCCTGTTTCTGCGATTTTGTCGCGGAATTTCCCGCGGTCAGGGAAAGCATGAAGTTCTTGATCCCTGTGGCGGCAATTTCTGACTCCACGCCCATCCCGGCAATGGTTGCCCCCATTGCCGCGATTTCGCCGGAAGCCACACCTGCAACACCACCTAAAGGACCAATACGCGTAACAATATCGGAGATTTTCTTCGCATTCGCCGGGCCGGTATTACCAAGGTAGTTGATTTTGTCAGCCAGCCCGGCCACTTCATCCTGCGTCATATTAAACGCAGTACGCCACTGGGCCATCATCTGCCCGGACTCTTCAGCCGTGGTATCAAAGGCCACGCCCATCTTCACCGCATCAGTGGCAAACTGCATCAGTTCATCACGTGCAATCCCGGCCTGACCGCCAGCCGCCACAATTTCCGCGATCCCGTCTGCAGACATGGGAAGCTCAGTAGACAAAGCGCGTACCTGCTCCGTCATGGCCTTAAACGCATCCGGCGTATCCAGACCGTCTACCACTTTGCGGACATCAGCCATCTTCGATTCAAGGGTGATGGCTGATTTTACAGGGAGTGCCAGTGCCCCCATTATTGCAGTACCCGCCCCGGCAGCGCCCAGAGCAAGGCTGGAGACTTCTTTCTGAAACCCCTTAAGCTGACGCTGCATACCTTTAAGCGGGCCGGACAGCCTGTCAACGGCGGTGATGATGGCTTTCAGCTGAAAATTATCAGCCATGCTTCATCTCCTCATTTATACGGACGGCCTCTGCCTCCAGATCAGCAAAGTGGGAAATAGCCGTCCGGCGAAGTTCAAGGGGGTTTAATTTCCAGAACCACGCGACATTGTAGAATCGCTTCCGGAGGTCTCTTCCGTCTCCAAGCCGGTAAAAAAACGCATTACAATCATGCCTGCCTTGAAAATATCCAGCTTCGTCATCTGCGCTGCAGACGAGCGCGGGATCCCGGCCAGAAGCGGGATATATTTCAGCGCTACCTGACTGTCCATTTTCATACCACCATCAGGTGAAACAGAGAAAGGGAACCCCAGCGCCTCAATCTCGTCATACGTAGGCTCACGTATTTCCAGCACATGCAGTGTTTCTTTGTGGGCGATGATCGGTTTTTTAAGTACAAGCTCAATCACTGGTAATCCCCTTCTTCACCGTGGAACTCAAGATCAACCGTGCCTTCTTCGGCATTATGGTTCGCTTCGCCGTGCAGCCAGGCAGACGACAGTACATAGACCTGACCGTTCGCCAGCTCGGCAGTGATGGTCATCTCATCAGACGAGGTGATTTTGCTCACCGGAAAATTCTTCGGCACCTTGAAGGTCCCTTTGACATAGGGCGCACGGTGAGTTTCCTTGCGGTCCACTGAACCGTCCAGGCCGATGATGTCATCATTGACCGTCCTGTTCATGGGCACCTCAATGCCGCCGGTCAGCGATAGCTGCTGACCGTCAATTTTGAAATAACAGGTTCCCCCGATACGGGCCATTATGCAGACTCCTCTGAATACTGAAGACGGAACTGGTTAACCACGGCAAAGACACGCAACTGGTTAACATAGTCAGGCGGGAACAGCGTGTTCAGGCGGTTCGGATCGCTGGCATCACGCTCCACAACCAGGTACTGCTTAAACAGTTCGTAGTTTTCCACGATCCCCGCACGCTCAAGCTGACGGTAGGTTGCCAGCAGTTCCCCTTTGATCACCGCCGGTGTGACAATCGCCTGACCGGGACCAAAGCGGGTACCGTCGCTGGCAAGCTTGTGACGCCCGTACTTACTGGTAATGACGGATTTCAGTTTGCGCAGCACATACGCGCTGGTATGCAGCGTCTCGCTGTCGAGGTAGCTGTTATCCGCAACACCGTAAGCGTTTTTCCTGTACGTGGTGACATCACGCTGAATGCGCAGCACCCCGCTTTCGACATACGCCGTTGCCACGCCATGAGACAGCAGGGTCTGTTGTTCGGTCATCGTGAACCGTTTCCCCTTCGGCGCAGGCAGCATACCCACCAGCTCACCGGTCTGCGTGGGACGTGCCGGATCGTTGCGGATAAACACCGCTGCGCGGGCGGTACGGCTTGCCGCCAGCTCGTCGGCAGGCGTCTGGGTCTCTTTTTCGTATCCCGCCAGGGTAATGTGCTGCTGGTTAAACTGGTCACCTGCGTTCACCAGTTCTGACAGTGTGCCGGCCTTTGCCGTATACACATGACCATACAGCTGACGCGCATAGCTCCAGCGACCGCTGGTATCGTTCATCTCGGTCACCAGCGTGTTAACAGAGGCCGTGTCGTTGAACGGCAGACCGATATAATCAAACGGCTCATCCGCCATTGCAGCCACCGCGCCGGTGAGAACCGGAGCGCCCGTTCCGGCGGTCCCCGTCGCCACGGCAATCTGTACGCCCGCTGGCAGCACTTCGCCCCCACCGAAGCCGTAGTAATTGAGGCTGACAGGAATTTCATTCCCGCAAAGCCCCTTATGGCGAGCGGTCAATGTAACCACACCAGCCGAAGATGAGGCCGTAAACGGCAGGGCCGGAACGGCATTGATGGCATCCTGGATACTGCTGGCAATCGTCGCGACGTTATCGCCGTTGGTCACCGGTGCCTGCACGCGGGTACGTCCCACATAAACATTCACCGTGCCGGTTTCGGTTGCTGCCCCGGTCACCGTCAGCGTAACTGTTGCCGCCGCGCCTGTGGATTCAGGAACGGCAATCACATACAGCTCGCCAAACGGATCGGTCTGGCGATAAGCCTCGACCATACGCGCCAGCTGACTTCCCGCACCACAAATCTGGCGTGCATAGTCTGCCGACGGCATCAGTACCAGACTGTTGGCAACAATCTCTGCGCCGTTATTGGCATGACCAATCAGCAGCGATGCTCCGCTGTCCTGTGCAGTATTCGCCGCCTGGTTATCCATTTCCGCATAAAACAACGGAACCAGCGTATTCGACGGAATGGTGTTAAAGCTTATCGTCATCGGTATTCACCTTTTTATTCACGCGCCGGATATCACCCGCTGCTTCACGGCGCAGCCAGTAGTTGTTCTCGTCAACATTTCGCCCTTCGGCGGGCAAAAGGTCGCCGCGGGCAGGGTCAGGCACTGACCGCCCTTTAACAGGTTTGACAAACATGATGATCCTCAGGAAGGAAGGGTTATTTCGGTGTGATGTTCGATATCGCCGTCAGGCCCGTTACCGGGATCGAGATAATCAACATCAATCGCCAGCGTTTGCAGTTCATCCAGACTGTTCAGGTCATCCTGCTGGCGGGTATCGTCTTCGGTCAGCTCGCTGATGACCGAAAAATCGAACTGATAAATCAGCTCATGACGATTCAGATCCAGCAGCGTGCCGCCGTCATAGGTAATCGGGTTACCGCACGCTTCCGGGTTCCAGCCCAGCAAGGCCTTAAAGAGCATCTGCCGGACATCGTCCACCACATCATACGAAGCAAACTGACCGCGCTCATCACGCCCGTTACTCAGTATGACAACCACGGAGAAGCCCTCTTTCAGCTCCTGCCAGTAGTCGGTCTGGCTTTTGTTTTCTCCCGGAGAGTCATCACCCGGTACCACATACGCCGCCGGGAGTCTCAGCTTTCCGACCTCCGGCAGATTTTTGAACTGTGCCGC